ATTTCACACTAAAGTTCTAAATGAATTATTAAGAGTATCAAAAATCATTTGCTATAATTTTCAAATTGTAACTGGAAGCAAAGAGGCATTTTTTAAAATAATTGGGGATTTTAATAAAGACATAAAAGATATTATTATTTGGGATAAAGGACATGGTCAACCTGCTATGCACGAGCAAGTAATGAATAGTTGCTATGAATTTATTTTAATTCTTGAAGATGATAAGAGAGCAGGTAGACTTATACAAAATGCTAAATTTAAAAGAGGTGAAATGAATAACATTTTAAGAATAGGTAGAGGTGAAAAGATAAGTGATATTCATGGTGCTATTTATCCAGAAATTTTAGTTGGTGAACTTATAAAAGCATTTAGCGAAAAAGGCGATTTGATTTACGATCCTTTTATGGGAAGTGGAACTACTGGAATAGTTGCTCACAAACTTGATAGGAATTGGATTGGAAGTGAAATAACAGAAGAATATTCTAAAATTGCACAAAATCGTATTCAAAGTGCAATTGGGCTTTTTTCAATTACAAACTCTGAATTACCATGAGCCGCGACATCTACAACAGCATCGAAGCCATCAACGCTTCAAGCATCAAGAGGCATTTCACTGGCAGCATCCAATACGCTGCCGGTGCTCTCGAGCGAGGCGCGGAGTTCCATCGCAACCTGCTGGAGACCGAGCCAAAGTATATGCCGCTGCAAGTTCGACTGATCTACGAGACAATCATGAATCATCCAATGCTCCGCTTGGTATTCGAAAAATCAGCAAAGGAAATCACCTTCATCAAGGAGATTGATATCGATGGGCGCAAGGTGGCAGCAAAGGGCATCCTCGACTTGCACTGCCCGATGTACTCAATCAATGCAGACATCAAGACAACATCTTGCACAACGCTTCGAGCATTCGCCAAAGACATGACTAAGCACTACAATCACATCCAAGCTGTATGGTACTCGTACCTCACTGGATACTCGCCGACAAACTTCTACTACATAGGAGTGCCCAATAAGTTCAAAGGTGAACTTTTTATTCATAGACATACAGCTGACGAAATTGAAACAGCAGAAAACCTCATACGAGAGTACCTGGTCCACAGAGGGCTTTGAGAATTACAGTTTTACCAATGTGATGTATTACTTTCTGCATCGCGACTTCATATATATAGAGACAAATTTCAAGCATTTAAAGATGATGTATAATCACTTCGATGATGCAACGGTATTCATCAGCCTTGCTGATGACACCAAATATGTCGAATACGTTTGGAGCACACCTGGAAGAATTAAAACAACATTTAAATCCTATAACATCCATGACATCTACACCATTGAGAAAAGTACAACAGCTCTGCAATGTCAGAGCGAAAACCCTGAGCGAATCAGATGAGCAGTACGCTCACGCAATGGCAATGGCCTATGAGCACATCGCACTTGTATGCGAGAACGAAATACCTAACGAGAAGCAGATGATCATCGATATCTGCAACGAGTGCGCTAAGGATATGATGAGTGGAAATTTAGCTGTCGGAAAGTCCGCCGGTGAACAACTTTATAAAAAGAAGTACCAATGAGTCCAGAAGAGAAAGCAGAGGAAATATATTGGAAGTACTATCAATTAGTTGCAGATGGTTCACATCCCGAAGAAAATGCGAAAGAGTGTACATTGATTATGGTTAATGAGCTATTAACTAATTCAACATTTTTATTAAGTTATGGAGAATTGTATTACTGGAATCAAGTTAAACAAGAAATAGAAAAACTATGAAAAAGCAGACAGCATTAAATATAATCATTGAAAACTTCAATCTTTTATCAGATAATAATTTTAAAACTTGGTTTTTAAATTCAATGGATGAATTAGAAGCAATGGAAAAGGAGCAGATTGAACAGGCTTATTGGGATGGATACCAAAATATTCCATCGATGAAACCCGAACAATACTACAACGAAACCTACGGCTCATGATCCTCCGACCCTATCAAGAGCGATTCATCAACAACATATCTGCGAAGCTGCGCATCCATCGCAAGGTGGTTGCTCAGCTCGCAACAGGTGGAGGCAAGACAGTGTGCTTCGCTGCGATATGTGACCGCTACTGCGCTCGATCAGAGCAGGATATACTTATCCTCGTTCACCGAGAAGAACTACTCACACAAGCGAGCAAAGCAATCAACTTTCCAGTGCAAAAAGTGGTGGCAGGAATGAAGACTATCCCACATGCGAGAGTGTATGTCGCAATGGTCGAGTCAGCTCACAAGCGGCTTGCAATGTTCCAAAATATCGGCATGGTCATAGTTGACGAATGTCACATCGGTAACTTCACCAAGGTAATTGAGCACTTCACTGACAGCTACATCATTGGCTTCACTGCCACACCACTTGCCGCCAAGAAGACCAATCCACTGCGCAACTACTTCGATGACATAGTTTGCGGCATTGATATCCCCGAGCTAATCGAGCAAGGATTCCTATGCCCTGAGCAAACATACTCCGCATCATCCATTGTGGAACGAGCCAAGCTCAAGATGAAAGCAGGTGACTTCGACCAGGCACAGATGGGAGCCATGTACAAAGAGCCCAAGTACATCGACACCACAATCAACGCCTATCGCAAGAACTCGCTCGGTCGCAAGACAATCATCTTCAATTGTAATGTCGAGCACTCTCAAGCAGTTAATGCGGCCTTCATTGCTCAAGGATTCAACTCTCGGCATCTGGATGCAACCTCACCGGATCGCGAGGAGATACTAAACTGGTTTGCCAACACTCCAGATGCCATCCTAAACAACATCGGAATTGCAACAACAGGCTTTGACCAGCCAGACATCGAGACGGTTATCGTTAACAAAGCAACAGCATCCATGCCGCTATGGCTTCAGATGTGCGGCAGAGGTGCAAGGCCGCATCCAGTGAAGCTCGCATTCACCATCATCGACCTTGGCGGCAATTGCCTCACGCATGGCTCTTGGGCTGCTTCCCGAAATTGGGAGGATATCTTCCACAATCCCAAGAAGCCAGGCAGTGGAGTTGCTCCAGTAAAAGAATGCCCCAAGTGTGCAGCTCTCTTGCACACCTCGAAAATGAAGTGCGATGCGCAACACCTCGGCATGCTCTTCCCTTGCGGCTACGAATTCCCCAAGAAGATAGTGCTCGATCAAGGCATCGAAGACTTCATCCTCATGACCGATTCGGTCGACATCAAGAAGCTAATCGCAATGAATGAGCACCACAAAGAATATCGCTCACTATTCGTAGCCATTGAACATGTTGCTCTGCTTGCAAAAAAGAACATCAAAAAATTAAATCATGAGAACTATTTGCACATTGCAAAAAAGAATCACGAAATTGCGAGGCTCTGGTGTCGTGAACGCAACAGGAGATTCAACCGCTTCCACAAGGACTTGGCTGACGAAAAACTAAAAACAACCCTTAAATCAATATATAATGCTGATATCATCCTATAAAAATGTCCATGACAAGCAAGATGTAGACATAGAAATTGACAACTTCCTCGAAGGAGTCCGCTCTGGAAGATGGCAAGACATCGCACTCGAAGTGCGCAATGCTCCCAATAAAGAGATAAAAGATGCCATCAAGAAGAGAGCACCACTTGTAACCATAAGCGGATCATTCTCAGAGCGCAAAGTCGATGGACTCCGAAAGCACTCAAACTTCATAGCCATTGACATCGACAACCTCGATGATCCTGCCGCAACAAAAAAGCGCATCGAGAAAGATTCATACATCTACGCTGCATTTATATCCATCAGCGGCCAAGGGCTATGCTTAGTCATCAAGATTGATGGCACTCGGCATCTCGATGCCTTCAACGCAATTGCTGCATATCTTTACAACGAATATCAGCTTATCGTAGATCAATCAGGCAAAGATGTTTCGCGTGCTCGATTTGTCTCTTACGATCCTTTCCTGCTTCAAAATAGCAAGTCAGCAACATTCAAGAAATACCTTCCTAAAAAGAAGCAGTACAAAGCCGAGAAGATTCTGGTCATTAAATCAGACTTCGATGCCATCATCGACCAGATGGACAAGAAAGGGCTCAACCTTTGCGAAGATTACTCCGATTGGATAAGCATCTGCTATGCCCTCGTTTCCGAGTTTGGCGAAGAAGGCCGAGACCATTTTCACACCCTATCATCACACAGCTCAAAGTACAACTCACTTGACTGCGATGCGCAGTTCACCGCTTGCCTTAACAACCACAGCGAGTCCAAGTTCAAAAAGTCCACAATCAGCACCATCTACTTCCACGCAAAGCAGAACGGCATAGATAGATACTCCGATTACACCAAGAGCATCATGCGCCATGCAACTACGCAAAAGGCGGCAGGGCTGTCCACAGATGCCATCATCGAGACACTGGAGAAGCATGCAGGAATAAGTCCTGAAGACTCCAAGGAGATTGTCGAGCAGATGGCAAGCAAAGATATTAAGTTTAAATCCGAGAACGTAAGCGAGGACATTGCAGCTTACATCAAAACATTCGACCTCAAAAAGAACCTAATCACTCGCAAGGTGGAACTTAACGGCAGAGCAATAGATGACAATGACATCAACTCGCTATTCCTTGACTCAAAAGCAGTATTCAAAGAGTCAACAAAAGACCTTATCACTTCCATCATTTTCTCCAATCGCATACCATCTTACAATCCGCTACATGAGTTCTTTGAGGAGGAGCTATATCAAACAACAGAAGACCATTGGCCAAACATTCAGCTACTACTTAGCAGCGTAATCACAGACACACCGAATGCAGATAAGTTCATTCTCAGATGGCTTCTTTCAGCTGTCGCATCTGCCTACGGAAATCACTCAGCACTTGTGCTCGTATTCTGCGGTGAGAAGCAAGGCACTGGAAAGACATACTGGTTTCGCTACCTACTACCTAAGCCAATCAGATACTTATATGCAGAATCCAAGATGGATGCCGGAAAGGATGACGAGATCCTCATGTGCGGCAAGCTTATCATCAATGATGACGAGTACGGTGGTAAATCCAAGAAGGAAGAGAAGCGACTCAAAGAGCTTACCTCCAAAGAATACATCAATGTGCGCGAACCATACGGCCGCGTTTCAGTGGATCTAAAGCGTCTCTCAGTATTCTGCGGAACGACTAACGAAACGCAGATACTTAGTGATCCAACAGGCAACCGCCGAGTGATTCCAGTGCACATCCTTGACATCGACCATGACTTATACAACCAGTGCGACAAGGTAGGCCTATGGCGCGAGCTGTTCTGCATGTTCCAGATGGGAGCTGAGTACACCATCCTCAAAGAAGATATCCTCGAGCTCAATGCCTCAACAGAGATGTTCAAGCTTTCAACTCCAGAGGAAGACTTGATACACAAGAAGCTTCAACCTGGAGGCACAACACACTATGGAGAATGGATGTCACTCACAGAAATTCAGCAGTACTTGATGGCTGACACCAAGTTCAACTACCTCAACACCAACCGCATTGGGCAGATTCTCACATCTCATGGCTTTGAAAAGCAACGCAGATCATTGAATCAATCCAAGGTCATGATGTATTTTGTGAGTCGAAATCCAACCTAATTGGACAGGCACGGACAGGCACTTTTTTTTTCTGCCTGTCCATTGCAAACCATTGCTACTCTAAGTGTTCAAAGCTTTTGGACAGGGGACATGCAAAAAATCTATTATTAACAGAATATATATATACACACACACACATGCACACACACACACACACATGTAGCAACCTCCAAAGTGTCGAATGTCGCCTGTCCTGCCTGTCCGCCTGTCCAAAATGAGCGAGGTTGCAACACAAGCGAAAGCCTTCCAAAACCTTTGGAATGCCCGCCCAGACTTAAGAGGACGCATTTTTGCGATTAACAACAATTCCATCAACGGCATAAAGGGAGCAATGAATAAAGCGATGGGAGTCATAGCAGGAGTTGCTGATATGTGCTACTTGAAGCCAGAAGGCAAGACTTGTTGGATTGAATGGAAGACAGAAATCGGCAGACAGTCAACAGAGCAAGTCAAGTTTGAAAAGCTTTGCCGATCACTGGGCCATGAGTACCACATTGTAAGAAGTGAGGAAGAATTTTTAAAAATCATTAACCATGACGACCGAGGAGAAGATCATTAAGACCATGAACGAGTGGTATCCAATCGAGGGCAAGATTGTCGATGGTTGTGTTACTTATCATTCAACACAGCGCACGCATGAGAGCTTCAGGATGCACTTGATGAATGCCAATCCAGAAAGCATCGTCTATCAGTACTACTTGAAACGATGCGCAAAGTGGATAAAGCTTTTAAAATTGCACAATCAAAAGTTAATCCCTATATTTGTGCCCAATGGAACAAAAGATTGAGAACAGAGGAGGCAAGAGAACAGGAGCTGGTCCGCCATTTAAGTATGGCGAGGAGACTTGCAACGTGACTTTGCGCATACCAAAATCAAAAAAAGAAGATATCAAGCGACTTGTTTACGCATACCTTGAGCAGTACAAATCAAAACGAACAGATGAATATGGCTGCTAACAGATGGCGAAGTGGATACATGCGGATTCAAGATGACACCTTCACTGGATACTTGACACCGACAGGATCAGTTCAAGATGTTGAGGTGACATTCAAGCTTAAGGCAATGCAGAAGATTATGGAAGCATCGGAGAGTATCCAGATGGAAGTGCCTAATGAATATCTCATCGGAGTATTGCGTGACAGTGATCAAGGTTATAAGACTGCCGATGTAATTATCTACAATAAGGTTGTAAGATTGAAATTGACTGAGGAAGATATCAAAAGAAGCAAAACACTATCTTTGTAAAACTATGCCACTATTTCAAGGCGACTCGCCACAGATCATCCAAATGAACATCAGAAAGCTAATCGATGAAGGTTATTCTCCATTGCAAGCAGTGGCGATTGCTAACGCTGAAGCAGCTAAGTTTAAGAAGCGAAACTGATATGAGAGCGGAGATAGTCAAGATTTCAGAAGTTAAAGTCAACCCAAACAATCCTCGATTGATTAAGGATGATAAGTTTGCAAAGTTGGTGCAGTCAATCAAAGACTTACCTCAGATGCTTGCAATTCGACCTATCGTAGTTAATACCGATATGGTTGTACTTGGCGGCAATATGCGACTCAAGGCTTGCAAAGAAGCAGGATTAAAAGAAGTGCCTATCATCATTGCAGATAACTTAACAGAGGAGCAGCAGCGCGAGTTCTTAATTAAAGACAATGTAAGCGGTGGTGAATGGGATTGGCAGATGCTTGCTAATGATTGGGATAAAAATGAGCTTGAAGCATGGGGAATAGACATGCCATTATTTGATGAAGAAATAATAGAATTGGTAGCAGAAGAAGATAACTTTGAGATACCTAATGAAATTGAAACAGATATTGTTATTGGAGATTTATTTGAGATAGGTCAGCATAAATTATTATGTGGAAGCTCAACAGAAATTGATACTTGGCAAAAATTATTTGGAGATAAATTATGCGATATGGTAATGACAGATCCTCCTTATAATGTTAATTACGAAGGAGGGAATGGATTGAAAATTGAAAATGATAATATGTCAAATGATTCATTTTATCAATTCTTATATGATTTTTATACAGCATTAGGATCATATACAAAATCAGGTGGATCATGGTATGTTTGGCATGCTGATAGCGAAGGTGCTAATTTTAGACAAGCATTTAAAGATTCAGGATTGTTATTAAAACAATGTCTAATATGGGTTAAAAATTCATTAGTAATGGGTAGACAAGATTATCATTGGAAACACGAACCGTGTCTTTATGGTTGGAAAGAAGGAGCAGCACATTATTTTACTGAAGATAGAACTAAAACAACTGTTATTGAGGATATAGTTGATTTTAAAAAATTAAGCAAAAAACAACTTTTAGATTTAATAAAAGAAGTAACTTCTGATAAACAAAAAACTTCTATTATTCATTGTGATAAACCATATAAAAATGATGTTCATCCAACAATGAAACCAATTAAATTATTAGCACCATTAATAGAAAATTCTTCTAGGATTGGAGAATTAGTTGCAGATGGATTTCTTGGCAGTGGATCAACAATGGTTACAGCCCACCAACTTAATCGCAAATGCTACGGCATGGAACTTGACCCAAAGTATTGCCAAGTGATTGTCGATAGAATGATTAAACTTGATCCATCGCTTACAATTAAGCGCAATGGTCAACCATATCAAACTACAGGGTAAAATCAGGGAATATGCCAAAAGGAATTCCACCAGATCATAGTAAGTTCAAGAAAGGGCAGAGCGGCAATCCAAACGGACGGCCTCGCAAGCTTCCTGCATTGGATAAGCTGATGGCTGATGTATTGGGCGAGGAGAAGGACGGCATCACAGCAGGCGAGGCGATATTGAAAGCACTAAGGGCAAAGGCTACTAAAGGCGATGTGAGGGCTGCTGAGGTACTGCTTGACCGAGCTTATGGCAAACCGAAACAGACTCATGACACCAACATCACAAGCACTGAGCCCTTGGTGATCATCCGCACAGAGCCCAAGAGTGAATGAGCTACACGCTAACTGAGACACAGACAGTTGCATTTGACCAGGCGATTAGTGGCGAGAAGCGAGTAATTGTTTTCGGAGGCGCAATTCGAGGCGGCAAAACTTACTGGCTGCTGCTCACCATCAGTCATCTTGCACTGCACTATGGCGGATCCCGTTGGGTAATTATCCGCAAGAGCTTACCCGATCTAAAGCGAACAACCTTCCCAAGCTTCACCGGTCTGCTTGCCGATGGCTTAAACGCACATATCAAGAGTTGGAATCGAGACACCAATGTTGTGACATTCAACAACGGCAGTGAGCTGATCTTCATGGCGGAAAGCTTTGACGAGGACAAAGACCTCAACCGCTTTCGTGGTCTCGAGGTAAACGGCGCAGGGCTCGATGAGGTTAACGAGCTGCAAGAGCCGACCTTCTACAAGGTGCAGGAGCGCATCGGCAGTTGGAACAAGGCCCATGGCAAGCCGCCAATCGTTTGCCTTGCCACTTGCAACCCTGCTAACAATTGGGTGAAGAGCATCATCTACGATCGCTATCGAGACAACAGTCTACCTGAGAAGTGGAGTTACATCCCGAGTAAGATCACAGATAATCCGCACATCCCTGCCGAGTACCTTGAGAGCTTGAAGGAACTTCCTCCGGTCCAGTATCAGCGTTTCGTGGAAGGCGATTGGGATATCCTCGATGACGTTGCTAATCCATTCCTTTACGAGTGGCAAGACGATAGGCACATCGATGACAGTGTTGCACTTAATGGCAACATCCCGATCTTCATCTCAGTCGATTTCAACATCAATCCATTGTGCGCACTGGTCATCCAACAGCTGCCGAGGGGATGCGTGGTGGTTGATGAGATTAAGATTGAGAAGGGCAGCGTTGATGCGTTCTGCGATCACATCGAGCGCATGGGTATCCCAATGGGTCTATTGCGCATCACAGGCGATGCAATGGGCAAAGGTGGCACTGTGCAACAGCGCGACAACTCGAGTGCGTACACGCAGATTAAAAGGCGGTTGCACCTATCCGACTCGCAGATCATCATCCCTGCCAATCCGACCCACTACAACAGCCGAATCGATTGCAACGCAGCACTCCGCAAGTTGGACATCAGAGCAAACTCGGTCAAGTGCAAGGGCTTCGTGTTCGATGCAAAGCAGGTCCAGTGCGATGCCAACGGCAGCATCATCAAGAGTAACAGAAGAATCTTATCTGAGCGTGCTGACTTCTTGGATTGTTTTCGTTACTTTGTAAACGCAATACTTAAACGATACCTATGAGCGTATGTTCACCATGTTATGATGCAGGAAGTTATGTGAACGCCTGCCTAACAGAGTTCAGCTTTGGAGTTGTTCCTGCTGATGACACAGATTACATTGTTTGGCTGCAACACAATGCAACCAAGAAGATAATGCAATTTGAAGCAACGAGTGATGCAGATGGCTACATCACCATCGAAGGCATTCAATTAGATCCACTTCAAGGATATACGATATGGGTTACAGAAAGCGCAGACTCTTACGTGCAGCAAGACATCACAGTCGATGGCGATACATACAAGTGCTTATCATTCTCGGCTGCTTCGGTTGGTCAAAGTCCTGTGGTCATTCCATGAGCAAGGTAAGAGCAATACTCGAGGGGTGGTGGTACTACCTAACGAGCAACAAGGCAAAGACGGAGATGAGTAAGCCGAGAACTGCAATCTGTTCGCTTTGCCAACATAAGGACAAGGTGCTCAACACATGCAATGCGTGCGGCTGCTTCCTTCCTGCGAAGACCAGAGTTGAGGATGCAGAGTGCCCATTTGGATACTGGTGACATGGCAGGCTTCATCCATGTGCGCACGAAGTTGATTCAGTTCATGGATACTGAAGATGAGCAGCTGCAACAATTGACAGCCGAAGAAATGGGATACACCGACATCATTGTAAATGTCAATGAGATTATGTACGTGTTTGATGACGGCCATAACACGATCATCAAGATGTCGAATGCCAACGAACTACAAGTAAAAGAATCAATACATGAAGTACATCAAAGAATTAAAAGGACGACTGCGCTCTTTATTGGGCAATAAGAAGACAAAGCACAATCTCGTTGAGGTATTCACTCACGAAGGCCACACATACTATCGATTTCCGAAAGAAGTCAATCTACCACTGGAAAGGTTCTCAATGTCCATGTCATTGCTTGAGCGACTGAGCTCGGGAGTTAGCGGAGCGGAGATGGAGCTGATACTTACCGAGATGGAGAAAGCACTTGGCGCAGGGCTAAGCAATCCAAAGAACGCGGCACTTATTGGCGCATATATACACGTGATACGTGAGCGGCAAGATACTGTGATCCATCGCGACATCTTGCTGAACATTGCAGCGACCTGGTTGGTGCGAGATGATGAAGATCCGAACATTGTCAACAGCGACATACACAACTTTAAGCTTGAGTTATTCGAGCAGCTGAGCAAGGGAGGTGCGAAGGATTTTTTCTCAAGCTTGGGTATCGATCCGCTGATGCCCTTGTTAACTATGTCTCCAGAAGACTTTCAGACATTATGGGAGTACAACCTGGTACAGCAAAAAAATCTCAAAGAGTCATTGTTCCGGCTGAGTTCTCACCGAGAGCAAGGGCGCAAAAAGCTGGCGACTACATGAGGGAGCAGGTGATGATTCTCAGTGGTGGCAGCGTTGTTGAATATAACGAGATGATGAGTGGTGATGTTGACTTTTATTTGCGTAAATTTGAGGCCAACATCAAAGCTCAGAAGTAATGGCAACAGCTACTATTCAAGTCGCTTATGAAGCGGAAACATCCAGTCTCAAGGCGACAGTCAATGAGATCAATCAGATCAACGACAAGGTAGTACAAGGAGCACAGGAATCAGCAACCAAAGTCAAGGGATTCTTTAGCAACATTGCCAATTCATTTACGGCAGCATTCAGCGGCGGCGAGGTTAAGAAGACACTTGACAACCAAGCGAAGGCCATCGACAATCTGGGCAAGTCGGGCAAGAGCTTAACTGGTCAGCTAAGAGGATTGAAGCAGGAGCTCGCAGCACTTGAGACAGCAGGGCAAGATGGAACAGATGCTTTCAATAAGTTATTAATCTCAGCGGCAAAGCTTGAGGATCAGATAGGCGATACAAGAGATCGAGTGCGAATCCTTGCATCGGACACATTCAAGTTTGATGCTGCGGTAGGTGCAACACAAGCACTTGCTTCAGGCTTCGAGATTGCGCAAGGTGCAGCGGCATTGTTTGGATCAGAGAGTGAAGACTTGCAGAAGTCATTGCTTAAAGTACAGGCTGCCATCGCTGTTGCTAATGGAGTGCAGCAAGTGGCTGCATTGGTGACTGAGCAGAGCGCAGTCAAGACGGCAGTGCTCACGGCGGCTCAAGCAACATACGCAACTGTGGTCGGAACATCAACAGGAGCATTGAAGGTATTCCGCTTGGCATTGGCTGCGACAGGAGTCGGTGCACTTGTCATCGGTCTTGTTGCCTTGTATGAGAACTTCGATAAGGTTAAACAGTTTGCCTACAATGCCATCCCTGGTCTCGAGTCGTTTGCCAATGGAGTCAGCAAGGTTGTTGATTCAGCTAAGAAACTTATCGGCATCGAAGATCCAAAGAAGACAGAGGATAAGGTTGCTAAGCTGATTGAAGCAGAGACTAGACGAGTGCAAGCTCAAGAGGCAGCTATCACAAGACGCATCAACTTGCTTAAGGCGGAGAATAAAGATACGGCAGCACTTGAGATTCAGCGTGAGAAATTGCTTCTTGACTTCGCCAATAAAAAAGTGGCAGCGATTAAGCAAGCAAGTGCGGCAGCGGCAGCGGCAGGCATCGACACTGGCAAAGTATTGTTTGACCTTTCGCAAGAGATATTGGATCGCGAGAATGCTATCCAAGTGCTAAGGATTCAGAATACAAGAACGACAATAAAAACAATTGAAAATCTTGAGACACTTGCATTTAAAGGTACTGTTAGTCGTAAGGAAGAAGAATTAAAGTTGAATACAGAAGTATCAAATGCCAATCGTGACCGGTTGCAAAAAGATAATGCAGAGCGCATTGCAGTTCTTGACCTTGAAAAGTCAGTTAATGGTGAAAGCTTGGAGAATACTATTGACACTATTAAAGCAAAGGCAAAGGCTGAATCTGATGCACTTGGATTCAGTGAAGCTGATTCATTAAAGCGTCAGAAGATTAATGCTGATGCAGAGGTGGCAATAACTGCTGCAACAAAGGAAGAAACTATTAAGCGTATTGATTTAGCTCTTCAATATGCTGACCAGGTGGTTAAAATACTTGATTCATTAAAGCAAATTAGCCAAGATCAATCTGAGCAACGTATTGCAGATATTGAAGCAACAAGTGCAGTAGAACTTGAAGCAATAAACGCAAGTAGCGAACTTGAGCGCGACAAGGAAAGACAAAGAGCCGCACTTGCAAAAAGAACGGCAGCAGCAATTTCAGCAGAGAAGACTAAGCAAGCTAAACAAGATAAAGCTCTTGCATTGTTTGAAATTGGTATTAATACTGCAAAGGGTATCATCTCAGCACTTGGAGCAACACCTCCAAATCCTGTACTCGCTGCTTTTATTGCAGCAGCAGGAGCTGTTCAATTAGCAGCTGTCGCAGCTAAGCCTATTCCTAAGTTTGAGAAGGGTGGATTGATTGGCGGCAAGTTGCACAGCCAAGGTGGAACATTGATTGAAGCGGAGCAAGGTGAGTACATGGTCAACAGAAGACAAAGCGCAAAACATCGCAGAGAACTGGATGCAATGAATCACTCGACTGAAGCATTCCGCAAGATGATTGATGAGAAGTATGTGCGCCCTGCATTGATGTCTTATTCAGCAGGAAGAAGAGGTAAAGAAGGTGTTGTTGTCAACGCATCGCTTAACAGCAAGAGCATGGAGAAAGAATTGAAAGGAATGCGCAAAGACTTGAAGGCTCGCAACGTAGTGGTGAACATTAACCAACAAGATTCAAGATACCAATGGCAGTAGATATAAAGTTCATTATCGATGGAGCTGATAGAGGACAGCCTACAAATGCAGAAGACTTTAGCGTTAATGTCACTGAAGATAAGAATATTAATGCAAGGATAGTATCCTTTGATAATGACCTCACCTTTGTTGGGGGTGTTTATGATTATCTATTTAGCAAGTTAGATCAAAGAGGCTTTTGCAACTTGATCAATGTTGAGGTGCAATACGTATGCGCAGGAGTTTGGAAGCGATTAACAAATGGATACATAATCTTAAGCGAATGCAACTTTCTTCTTGATAAGTGCCAGGTGAAAACTAAGCTGTATGATGAAAGCTTTAGCACAAAGATTAACAACAACAAAGCAATTCCATTCTCACTGAGCTGCACAATCACTAAGAACTTAGTTCCAGTAGTTCCGCCTACATTGATTAGAGGAAAGTTCTTTAACCCTGCTAATGGAGTTTATGGAGATGATATCTTTGGCAACACTGTCTATGATGCCTTTAATCATTTAATTACTTGCATGAGTGATGGTCAGATTGATTTTGCAAGTAGCTTCTTTGAATTTGATTTAAATTTCGATGGTAATTTCTTACTCATCACTAATGGAGAAGCAATAAGAGAAAGAGGATCAAGAGAGACAGTTGTATCTTTTGAGGATTTATACTTGTCAATGCACAAGAAGTTCAATCTTGGAATGGTATTCGAGAAGCAAGCCAATGGCAGGCCATTGCTTCGTATTGAACTTGCAAGCTATTTCATACAACAAGGCGCAACAGTCAACCTTTATGATCAACCTAATATAAGTCTTGCATTTGATAGAGACCGTTTGTATTCAGCGGTAAACTTTGGCTCATCTCCAGTGTTGGAAAAGGAGGAGTGCACAGGAGGAGTTTGCACATTTACGCAGACACCATTTAGAGGATTTAGAGAGGAGACATTCGGTTTTACTGGTGAATGTAACACAAGCACTGTGCTTGACTTAAGAACAAGCAAGATTGTATTCGACACAAACGTGATTGAAGATGTTTATAGGTTTAATGCAGAGGACAGAAAGTTAGATCCTTTTATTATTCAATCATATTGGTTTGTTGATCAGCAGAGATATTATGCTCGGCAGTTTGATCCATACAGCACAGGACAAACAGTGTACAATGGTGAGCTTCGTAATATCTACGTTTCAAACAATTGGATAAGTGGATATCCTAATAGCTTGTATAGTTTTCTTGAAAGCAACACATTTCCAAACAATCCATCTGTGAATGTTAGATCTGCTTATGACATTGCATCACTTCCATCGTTCCCTATTCAATTCACAATATTCAATTCATACTTTGAAGAGACAGGCAACTACATAACATTCCCGACTAATGTACTTAATCCATATAACTATTTTTCTGGTGATAGTTACATAGTACCATTTGCAGGAGTTTATAGCTTTCAGCTTTCAGTAGTACTTGCAGGACTTGGTCCAGGATCAGCAGGAGAACATGAGGGCTATGCAAACTTATTGCACTTTTCAAGCAATGCCACACTAATAAATTCATACACAGGCACAGTTGAAATTGCTAACTCTTTTGATGCTTTTATTGTAACTGTTAATGCTTCATTTGTAGCTAATGAAGGAGATATCATCAGAGGAGATGTTTGGTGTAGGGCAGTGAGTGCAAACTTTGGTCCTCAAAGAATTGGCAACAGTATACCATCAATAAATCAATTCACTAAGTTATTCTGTACTGCTGAACCAATTGCACCAAACAATCCTGATGAAGAACTTGATCCAGTTAACATCGATGATGTGCGTGCTTATATCTACTCATTCGAGCGACCATTGCGCATGGAGGAGATTGAGAACATCCTCGACAACACATCAAGGCCGATTAAGTTCGGGCAGTTCGATGATCCACTGCGAGTGATTGAGGGATACATCAACAAGGTAGACATTAAGAGCATCATCAAGCAAGATGCTTCCATAATACTTAAATCAAACAAGATACTTCGATGAGCTTTACTTCCATACCGAATCAGCCTATTATCTTTACAAGCAGCACTGCTGTTGATTGCCCAGGATGCGGCGGCGATTATAAGCAGCTGCTTGATTTTAATGACCAAGTATTCTTTCAAGTTGAGTCCACACCATGCGACTTATCTGTGCTGTTTAATTGGGATGGTTTCACAGAAGGCTGGGGAACTAACATTGATAATGGTACAGTATGCAGCGATGATATTACAGAAAACGGGTATTATTCTTTATTCTTTCGAACTAACTTTATATATCAGCTGTATCAAGTAACATTCACTGTGCTCACATTGGATCAAGGCACATTGCTTGTAAACATCGAAGGAAGCAGTGAATATCAAATCACATTGCCTGGCACTTATACTTTATATTTTGACAATCCAACAATGATTGATATTAATAGTATCAGTCTAAACTTTTACACTGTGGGAGGCAATGGATGGGTTGGCTGCTTAAGCACTAACGGAATCAAAGTGTACGGCCTTGCATCATCAAATCAGATGAAGGTAGGAATCGTGGATGCGGTAACACTTGAGACAGTTGACTTAGTTGCTCCGCTTTATACTGTGAAGGATAACAAGATCACAGCTGCATTCGACTTGACAGATGTCGAGCTCGGTGAGGGTTGCTATCGATTAGCGATGACTGACTTCTGCACCAACACTTGCGGACAGAATTATGTTTACAATGGAGTCTTTAGAGATGCCAATGGAGTGGCAGGATGGGCATCAAGTGGAACAGGAACCATTACATTAAGCGAAGCAGAAGCAGAGTTTAGCCTTGGTGCAGGAGAAGATGCTACAATTACGCAGAACATAAGCAATGACTTATGCGATGGATTGCAATACTTTGTTAGCGTGTTCATCGAGTCACGTAGCAATGTGAAAATATTTGCAAAGATTGGAACTAATCAAGAAGAATTAAGTGGCACTGGATACCAGACGGTGCTTATCACTGCTGATGGAAACAATCCACTTGAGATATTGGTAGAAGAGTTTGGCGGTGCTCCTGCTTCTGCCGTCATCAAACTTGTTGAGATTCAGATTGAGGACACCGACATTCAATGGAATCAGTACAGCGACATCCTTAACATTGGCGACTTCAATGACGAGTGCAAGTATTTTAAGATTGAAGGTTGCAATGCAGAGGATCAATTTAATCTTGCATTCGGTGGCAGCAGCTTCTTGCCTGCAATTAGATTGGAAGGCCGCAAGTTCAGAGCGCAGTATATTACTGAGGTGAACAATTTCCGCTTTGCTTCCGGCAAGTATCAGACTACTTATGTTGATCGCGAAAAGAAATGGACATTTGCTTTCGGCAGATTGCCTGAGTACGTGCTTGACTTCTTAAGCACCATCTTCTACTATGACAACTGCTATGTGAATGGAGACTTGTACTATGCAATCGATGGCGAGTTCCCAGACATCGAGTACAATGATGCAGATGAGCTTGGAGCATTAACCATCGACCTTGCATTAAAGTCATCTAAGGTGCGCAAGACGATATGCAGCAACACAGATGCAGATTGCTTGCCATCGATATTGGACAACAACGATGAGCCGTTCTTGTTGGCGCAGGATGACCAAAGATTAACAACTGAAAATTCTGTTAACTTATATCAAGAATTTATTTTGTAACTTTGCCAAACATAGAGACCAAGTAGGTGTATTGCCGCGACCTATCCAACAGCGAAACAACAATACAAACTTTTTTTACAAATGGCCTGTGTATCATATTGCGACACATCCTTGCTTGACCACAACCTGGTCAATTGCAACGAATATAAGCTTGGCGGAGTTTCCGCTATTATCGTAGGTGCTTGCGGAACAGAATTGGTTGATCCATCAGATTCAGTTGAGGTTGATGCCTTGCTATCGGCAGGCACTGCCAAGCTAATCAGCGACATCAGATTCGCGCTTCCTGCGGGCTCACCTATTACTGTCGATTCACCAATCGGATGCGGAACTTCAATCCGCATTAACGAAGATCGTACTGCAACTCTTTACGATGCTAACGTGACAGATGAGAACAATACGTTCTGGAACGATGTAAACAATCGCCGTATCTCTTGGATACTTGCGTACATGTGCGACAGCGGAAAGGTGATCTACATCACTGCTCCTGTTGGAATCACGACCTCTGCAAACTTCATCTTGCCTGAGCAGAACAACGAGCTTCAGCGTTATGAGGTGACCTTCTCTTGGAGAAACAAAGATATCCCTGCTCAATATGATGCTCCTGCCGGAGTATTCGCATAATGACTGAGGAATCAAAATCTACTACTCAGAGCATCACTCCTTCCACAGGGGTGGTGCTTCTTGCATTCGGCAAGCCTCAATATTATTGGGCTGCTTACAACCTTGCTTTCAGCATAAGAAAGCACAATCCTAATATCAACATCACAGTGCTTTTTGATGATCCGATTAAGGGCTTATCGCACTGCCAAGACTTGATGCAATACATCAATCACATTGGGCACATTGCACTGGAAGATATTTATACCAATAAGAAACTTGATCCAGGCAAGGTGAAAGTTAATCTATACAAGTACTTGCCATACGACCGCAACCTCTACCTCGATGTAGATGCGATTGCGCTCAAAGACATTCAGCCAATGATTGACGAGCTTGCTCAATCTGGCAAAGATTACATAAGCCATTGCGTTGGATATCACACCATCGACAAGGGGAGAGACTTCAAGGAGATGCAGTGGGCTTGGGCAGATAAGATGTGGGCGCACTTTAACTTGCTTCAATCTTACGTGATGCCTGCCATCAACAGCTCGATGCAGTGGATAGTAAAAGGACCACAGGCAGAGGCGATTTATCGCACTGCAAAAGACTTGTACTTCAACAATCCGATACCTATCAAAGACCTTCGCATGAAGTGGGGAGGTGGACAGCCAGATGAGTTGTACATGAATGTCGCACTTGCGATTCATGGCATTGATCCTGCGCTGAAGCAATACGAGAAGATTGGCGCAAGCGAGGGAGGGATGATTCACTTCTCAATGACTCGAGGCTTAAGCTTCCAAGAGATTACAGAAAACTACTACTTGCAAAGCTACTATGGCGGCGCAGGATTCACTCCGATTTTTTACATCAACTGGCTTGATAGGATGCTTAATGCAGACTTCAAAGCAATTGGCAAAAGACATAATTTTTTAATAAGCAGAATCACGCAAAATAAATACGCAGATGGAAAACGCTAAGCCAAAAAAAGGCAGACCAAAGAAAGAGATTGTGACCACTTCAACATTCAAAGAAGTTGCTCGTCATGATTGGAACTCAGAAGATGAGTGCGGTGCTTTTATGGCAAGCATCATCAAGATGAGCAAGTACATGACTGTGCTTGAGATTGGAGTCTTTGAAGGTGAGACAAGTCAGCATCTTATTAAGGCTTTGCCAAAGGGTGGGCAATATGTCGGCATTGATATCAATGATTATCGCACAGATGCTACTAAGTTATACATGAAAGAGGGTGGCAAGTCAATCGACTTCATCCTGGGCAATTCACTTGATGAGTTAAACAAGTTGCCTAAGAATCATTTTGACCTTATCTTTGTAGACGGCGACCACAGCTTCGAGCATGTTCTTCCAGAGTTTAAGCTTGTTGAGAAGTTGGTGGCAAGAGGTGGAGTTATTGTTTACCATGACACCATCCATCTTGAAGGACCGAGAAAGCTTGTTGAATACGCTGCTCATTTTAATTATAACAATGTCACGCTTAACACAACTGAAGGGCGCGGCATCTCAATACTACACCGATGAAACCAAACTACTGCCGATCAAAATCTTGTGGTTCTAACATAATGGAGAGACCAAATGGCACTAAGCTCTGAGGACATTCAAAAAATAGTTAACCGATTCGCGGCGAAGCGAAAGGCTTGGGAACAGATGACACAATCGACTCCCTTGAATCCTATCACTAAGCAGCGAGCATCGAGCCAGTATCCAGAATATTGGAGCGGTTACAATTATGCCGCGAAGATGTATGACAGCATCTTGCCGCATAGCCGCTCCGATGTTTATCCTGAGCATTTGCTTTCGGTGCGTGCTCCGAATCAAACGGATGCGCAGGCGATGTATATCAAGGCAAACTACAAGGCAACAACCTTGAGCGTGTTTGAGGACTTCAGAGCAACGATAAGCAGAGCATTCGCGGATCAGAACTGGAGCATCAGATACTCGCCAGAGTTGGATGCGCGATTCGGTGAGGAGACCTTTCAGCGATTTGTCAATAATGAGATTGAGAAGTTTGGCAGCTTGGAGATGTTTGTTAAGAATATGCTTCCAACCCTTAAGCTTGTCGATGCAAATGGTATCATTGCCATCTATCCAGATGACATTCCATATCTTGAAGATGAAGATTTTGAAGAGCCAGTAATCGGCAACGAGCTTCTTCGTCCAATGCCGACATATTACAATTGCAAGAACATTGTCGGGCAGAAGTTTGGGGAGTATTACTTGGTGATCAGCGATGACCACAGCTATGTGAAGGTTGGAAGCAAGACGGAAGAGAGCGGAATTGTTCTATACCTATATGACTCAATGGCTATCTATCGCATCGAGCAGACAGGCAAGAAGAGCGACATGACATTCAGTGAGCCTGTGCTTTACTTTCAGCACAACCTTGGCTATGTGCCTTGCATCAAGCTGATGGGAGCACCTCAACTGATAGGTGATGAGATTGCATTTCAATCGCCATTCATCACAGCAGTGCCATTGCTTGACCAGGTTGTACTCGATGAGTCTTACTTGCAGATGAGCAAGGCAACAAGCGCATTCCCTTTTATGGTGGCTCTTGGTGAGATATGTGAGTTCATTGATCGCGAAGGAAACAAGTGTAATGATGGACAGATATTCGATCCAATAAACGGAGGCTATCGCACTTGCTCTTCATGCTCAGGCAGCGGAGTGAAGAGTCGATTCAGTCCAACTGGTATGCTACTAATTAAGCCAAAGACATCACTAAGCGAAGGAGACAGTGGACTCAGTGGCGAGTACTTGAAGTTTGTAAGTCCTCCGATGGACACGCTTACCTTCCTGCGCAGTGAGATTGAGCAGCAGATGGCCAAGGCAAGACGCATATTGCATCTTCCTGCTTCAGACGAAAGTGGAACTGTTGGCGAGGCATCAACTGCAACAGGAAGCTTAAATAAGCTCCGCGCATTGTACGGATTCGTGAAGCCTATCTCCGATCAGCTATTCACCATTTATGAATTCTGTTTGGTGACAATGGGGCGCATGAGATATGGCGATTTATTCGGCGGAGTAAACTTGGTTTATCCAACATCATTCGACATCTCAACTCCAAGCGACTACCTTGCAATCATTGCTGAGGGAGTTAAGGCAGGAGTTCCTCCTGCGGTTACTTACTCGAATGTATATAATTACATCAGAGCAATTAACTACACAGATGAGGAGAGCAGTGCTTTATTCGAGCTGATTGTGAATACTGATGAGTTGCTACTTATGAGCAATGCCGATGTCCTTGCAAGACTTGCAAGTGGTACGGTTGAGAAGTGGCAAGATGTATTGCACAACTCAGCACCTCAACTTGTGATGGAGCTGATGCGTGACTACATTGCAACAGAAGAAGCACCGAAGTTCTTTGACCTTCCGATGAGCGAGCAGATAGCACAGCTAAGAGCAAAGGCAGCTGAGAAGATTGCAGTGACACTTGATCCGATTGCACAGGCACAACAAACTCTTTTGAATGGCATCGTTTGATGAACTCGTTAAACAAAAAATTAAGCTGCTCGAGACTGTTCCGGAGGCTATTGTTACGGCGGCAGAAAAGACACAGCGAGAGGCATGGCGAAAACTCGCTCCGCTTCTCGCAGAGATGGATGTCGATACAACAGGCAACATCAGACAGACCGAGGATAACATACGAAGAATTGGATTAATAACAGAGGAGCTCAACAAGGTACTTGCAGGAGGCGAATATAAGGCCGCTGTGCAATCCTTCTTGAGCTCCATCGATGAAGGTGTTCAGCTAACTGATGATATCGCAAGAAAAATAGACAGCACCTTCGAGCCAGATAATGTTCAAAGGCAATTACTTGCTATCTCCAAGCAGAATGCAATAAATGCTTTCTTTGGCTCAGGACTTCGCGACAATGTCACAGTGCCATTCCTTGAGCAGCTGACTTCAAATGTTGCTGCTCGTGCTCCACTTAACCAAGCAGTAAAAGCATTGCAGGGAGTAATCGAAGGAACGGAGACAACAGACGGCAGGCTGCTTGCCAATGTGCGCACAACAGCAAACACAGCACAAGCCATTGCTGACAGAAGCTATGCAGCGGCGGTGAACGAGGATCTCGGCATTGAATACTTCCAATACTTGGGCGGAGAGATACCTACCACAAGGCCATTCTGCGAACATCGAGAAGGGCAGATTTTCCACAGAGGAGAGATTGAAGCTTGGGGAGATGGTAAGAACTCGGCAGGCATTAACGACATTCGCAATGGAACTTGGGATGGCCGTATCGAGGGCACTGATTCAAGGAGTATATTCACCTTTGTTGGCGGTTGGAATTGCAGGCATTACCTTGTTCCAGTGATCAAGCAAAGAGTTCCTGCAACAGTTCAAGCAAGAGCGAAAGCAGAAGGTTATACATAATCAAAACTTTTTATATATTTGTCTCATGAATTACTACATCATGAGCGATGGCACGATTAAGCGTGCAGGTGATGTACTCGCTAAAGAACTTATCAAGCGAGGTGCAAGAGAATTGAAACTAACACCAATAACAATAGACTATGGCAATCAAACAGGAGGAAGCACTGGAGCTGATCAAGTTCCTAAACCTCGAAGAAGCAGCCGATCTCGAAGCGGCAAAGGAAAAGTTCCAAGAAAATTGGATTAAGCAGGAAGAAGTAAGCGGCAAGATTGGTAAGCTTACAGGCACAATCGCCAACGTAACTCGTAAAGCATTTGAGCCTTTTGGTATCGTACTTACTGATGAGGACTTCAAAGGGCAGAAGGTTGAGGAAGTTATTCGCAGCGCATCAGAGAAAGCAAAGAGCGCATTTGAAACACAACGCGAGGAGTGGGAGAAGCGTGCATCTGGCAACGGATCAGAGGCATTGATTCAAGAGTGGGAGAAGAAATATAAGTCACTTGAGCGCAAGACTAATGAGCTTGATTCAGCTCGCCAAGATGTGATGAATCAGTTCGAGCAGTACAAGGTGCAAGTTGCAACAGACATCAAGACAAGCAAAATCAATTCATCATTCGAGAAAGAGCTAAGCGCATTGAAGCTTGACCCAAGTGTTAACGAGTACACCATTCGCGGCTTCAAGTCAGCTGTCACAGATAAGTATTCAATCGACCTTGAGGATGATGGTGCTTTCGTGGTTAAGGATAAGGCAACAGGAGAGAGATTGAAGAGCAAGGAGAAAGCAGGATCATTCCTAACAATGTCCGATGTGCTTATCAAAGAAGCAACAGAGGCAGGCATCATCCAGAAGAATCCACATGCAGGGGCAAAGATTCCAATGCGCAGCCCTTTGATTCCGCAGATGGAAACAGCAGGAGAAAAGAAGTTGAAAGGCATCAATCCGAGATTCTATCAAAAATAGTTATGCCGATTTACGAAGGATACAATGTAACTAGATCAGAGCGTGCTGATAAGAAGTACAAGGCTGTCGATGACGATGGCAATGTTGTGCATTTCGGAGCACCTGGCTATCGGATTAATCCTGGCACTGATGCAGGCAACTCATACTGCGCAAGAAGCGCAGGCATTGAGACAACTCGCTTCTCCGCTAATTGGTGGGCAAGGCAGCTGTGGTCATGCGATGGAAGAGTATCAGTAAGCGACAAGCCTTTTTTTGGTAAAATCGATTTACCTTAGTATATTTGTAGAGGGTATTAATGTTTTTTAGTTTTTAGCCGCACTTGTTAGGGAGTGCGGCTTTTTTTTTTATAACTTTGTATTTCTCTATGGTAGTCGGCAGGACTTTCAGCTGCAAAAAGTAGGCATCAAAGCAACAGCCTTCAGAATACGTTGCAACAATTCTACAATTACAAACGACTATTATCATGTCTATTTCTCGTATACTTTCAGAATGCCCTAATGTGCAAATGTCACTGGGCGAATTATTTTTAGAGGTTGGTCAGCGTGAGCAACTTCCATTCCTTGAATTCTTATTATCTCCAGAGAACGCGAAATTGATTCGCACAGAAGTTGCTCCAGGTAATGGAAAACTAAAGACGGTTCAAGCTCGTTGGATTCAGCGTTTGCCTGAGACTGAAGTTGAAGAAGGTGGCGACATCCTTACTTGTACTTCTACTAATACGTATGGAGATTCAACCACTACCTACACAGTTGAAACAACTGATACGTACACTGCATCTCAGTTAATCAATGCAGCGGACATCGCTCGTCATTGCCAAGAGAACAGCCGTTATGTGCTTGAGTCAATCATGCGCTTAATGGATGTAATCGACCGCAAGGTTGCATCTGCTGCTGCTGTTCAAGCTGTTGCTGCTATCGGTAACTGGGGAACAGAAGTTGAAGGTTTCTACACAGTATCTTCTGATTGCTTGGTTATCCCTACAATGTTAGCTGATAACGAGCCTAATGCATTTGCAATTGCTGACATTCAGCAAGCAACACGCATGGCAAACTATCCAGGTGCACCAATTGCATTCGGTGGTGCTGCGATGCAGCGTTATGCTAACGCGATGGCAGCAGGATGCTGCACTCAATATGGCTTAGACTTACTTGCAATCACTCAGCAAAACGGATTCGGCTTTGCTTATGATTCACGTTTGGCTGCTGCTCAAGGTGCACAAACTAAGGCTTTGGTTACAACAGCAGGAGCAATCCAGTGGTTGTCATTTAACTTAGCAGAGTGGAACACAGGCATCACTCCAACAGCAGGAAGCAACTACTCTAAGACTTTGGTGTTCACACCGGCAGGAGTTCCAGTTGACTTGACTATGAAGGATGACTGCGGTAACTTATCAATTGTATTGACTACAACTGGAGTTCTTGCAACATTGCCAACTGACATCTACGAGTCTTCAGACAAGTATGCAGGAGTTAACTATGTTAACTGCGTGTCAATTGTAAATCCATAATCTTTTAAGTGCAACAATGAAAATTAGGAGAGGTGCAAGCCTCTCCTTTTTTATTTATCTTTGTGAAAAATAAGACAGCCAATGTGCTACGAATCTCTACTCGGCTTACAAGGTTGCGACAGACCAGAGCCAACTACTGGCCTTTACATTGATGACCTCGGCATTAATCAGACTTTACTCGGGCAGTTAATCACAGATCAATACAACAGCGGAGTTGAGCTGTTTGAAGCTAAGCGAGCATTCGCTTGGCGCAAGATGTCAACAGATGTTCTGAGCCGCTTAAATCCAATGATGAAAGCGGACACTGTTGTTGAATCAAAGAGAATCGGTCAAGTGGTTAGTAATGCTGCAAATATCGATGTTGCACTTGGTGCAAATAAGTATGCAGGAATCAGAGTGACTATTGATCCGAATACAGAAAGCTTTTTAAACTTCTACTTGTCAAATTTCAAGATTGACATTTATACAATGGCAACTCCTGTCGAGATATTTGTCTACGACATGACAACCCTGAAGCTGATTGATTCATTCTTCTACCAATCTGAAGCAGTTGAGCAGTTTATCGGCAAGACTTTCAAGGCGAATCGCAGAAAGTTAGATCTGGCTTTTGTATATGAGTCGCTTTATGATACAACGAAAATGATTCCTAAGAAGGGGCACTGCTTCGACTGCTCAGGCAATGTAAGAGGTGCGCACATCTGCCCATTCGTGGATGCTGTTGGGATTGAATTGACGACAGACGGAACTAATGTGCTGTCATCGAAAGCGAAGAAGTACACGCAGGGGATGTCGTTAGTTTATAACGTGAATTGCGACAGAGAAGCATGGCTGTGCTCGATTGGTGGATTGATGGCGATGCCGCTTGCTTATGCGACTGCGGTGGAGATTTATAACTATGGCTTGACTATCAGCCCTAATCAGCGAGTAAATACAACAGTTAGTGTGAACACTGGCTTTTCAACTTCAGATCCTAACGATGGAATGATTGCAGGGCGAGACATAGCAGCGACAAGATACAGCGAAGAGCTCACAGCGATGTTGCAGAACATGCGACTTCCAAACGACAATACGTGCTTTGATTGCCGCCGAAACATGAAGTACGTCACAGCACTTCCATAATGGCTACACCCAAAGAGATCAGCGGAAGGATTGATGCTTTATTCGCAGAATGGAGTGGAGGCTTTACTCCATTGTCATTTGCTGTTCTCGATATGCGCCGCGAGATGTTTATCCGAATCTTTGGAACTGGATCAAGCGGAGGAACTAATACAGCAGGGCAGAAGCTACCGACAAAACCATACACTCCTGCTTACGCAAAAATAAAAGCTGCAAACGGCAGACCTCCATTGGAGCTTACAGGATTTTTAAAGCGATCTTTCGCAACAGACCAGGGTTCAGTATTTGCTCAAGGCTTTGGTGTTGCAATCTACATTCAAGCAGATGAATCTGGAAAGGCGGCAGGATTGCAAAAACTTTATGGACCAATATTTCAACCAACATCAGAGGAGCAAGATAGAATGTTGCAACTACATGCAGACTTACTTGTTGAGCAAATATCAAATCAGATAAGCAAACCATGAATCTACTTAAGACCATTATCGAGCGGCTCAATCAACGCATTGAGGTTGCTAATATCTTCGACAAGCAGTTCGGCCTTTGCGAGCTTAATGCAAACGGCAATGACAAGGCTTGGGTGCATTACATTGGCAATGGTCAAGCGGAGGTTGTAACCAACTTCGATGCAAAGCAGGGTACATTGTTCTGGGCTAAGCGTAGCAAGGTGACTGTTGTCAAGACCGATGCCTACAAGATGAGCGGCTGCAAGCAGTTGTATGTCACAAGCTTTCCCCTAACGGCTTACGCTGTTGTGCGCAAGAGCCATCTACCTTGCGATGGAGATGATGCTCAGGACTGGCTTGCTTCCAGAATCTACAAGCTGACAAGTGGCACTGATCCACAATTCAAGCAGAATCTTGGAGTGATTAATTATGAAGTAATTCCAAGCGGTTATATCAACGAGATTAAAAGCCTAACAGCAAACTATGAGTTTGCTTGCGTAACTGTTGACTTCGATATTCAAGTGATCACAACCACAGAAGATGGCTGCTACGATATATGCGCAACAGGCGATATTCCCCTTCCAGACTTCCAACCTTGCACACCATGCTTGACTGAGGTTGCTGTTGATGGTGTGACTATCATCGGAAACGGAACGGCAGATGATCCGTTGGTGGCAATAGGAGGCGGTGGCGGTGGTGGTATTATGACTGCCATTGCATTCTCAACTGATCATCTTGCATCAACTGGTAATCAATATCAAATAGGCAATGTTGTTTGGTACAATGGAAACATCTACCGATGTATTGCTGCTAATGATTCAATAGTACCAACCAATGCTACGTATTGGACTAATCTTGGCGCAGGGTTTCAAACCATTGAAAGACCTTCCGATTGGAATGCAACAAGCGGCAACAATCAGATTCTAAACAAGCCGACAATTCCAGTGCTTCCTGCGACCATTGTGGAATCAGTTGGAGGCACAGCACCGATTGCATCAACCGGCGGAGCAAATCCCGACATCAGCATCAGCCAAGCAGATGGAAGTACTGATGGATATCTGACCTCAACCGATTGGAATACATTCGATGGAAAGTTTGATGTGCCAACAGGAACAAGCACAGACTACCTCGATGGAACTGGAACTCCAACTCCATTCCCAACCATTCCGGTAGTGACAGGCTTCGTTCCTTACACTGGAGCGACTGCCGACTTAGATATGGGAACTCACAATGTGACTGCGGATCATATTGCGCTCAATGTATCGCCATCTGGAGCAGGCTTTGTGGTGGGTGCAACAGAGTGGAATAACACTCTTGGAAGTTCTCAAACATTGCTCAAGGGTGGCAATGTAATTTTAAAAAATGGAGTTGACTTAGTTGCTCGAATTGTTAACAAGGTGACTCCTAACACTACACTAACTAAAGCTGCATATCAAGCGGTTCGAGTAAGTGGCGCAACAGGAGGAAGGCTTTCTGTGGAACTTGCAAGAGCAAACAATGACAACAATAGTGCGGATACAATCGGACTTGTAACAGAAACCATTGCAACCAATCAAGAAGGTTTTATCATAACTGTTGGGCAGTTGTTAGATATTAATACCACCGGATCACTGCAAGGTGAAACTTGGGCGGATGGAGATGTTCTTTACCTATCACCATCAACGGCAGGAAGGCTTACCAACATCAAGCCGACCGGAGCAACAGGGCACATCGTGGTAATGGGATACGTTGAGTATGCTCACGCAACCCAAGGTGCAATCTATGTCAAGGTGATGAACGGATGGGAGCTTGATGAATTGCATAACGTATACATCAACTCGCCTGCAAATAACGATGCGCTTATCTACGAGAGCTCGACTCAGCTGTGGAAAAACAAAACCATTGCAACTGCACTTGGATACACTCCAGTTGCAACAACTCGCAGCATAGGTACTACTGCGCCACTAACTGGCGGAGGTGACTTAAGCGCAGACAGAACGATTGCCATCGCCAAAGCAACGGCTTCAGTTGATGGATATCTTGCAGCAACAGACTTCACAACATTTGCAGCCAAGCAAGATGCACTATCAAGTGGAGTAAACATCAAGACCATAAACTCGACTTCATTGCTTGGAAGTGGCAATATTGCAATTGCATCATTGGGAGTTTACAAAAACACTACCGATGGAGCTGCATCAAGTGGAACGACTAACACCTTCAGTCAATCGGTGCTTGTTCCTGGCAACTCGGTTGTCGCAGGGAATGTCCTTGAGTTTAAGTTGAGAGGTCGTAAGACTGGAGCTAATAACACCTACACCATTCGACTTTATGCGAATACTACAAACAACTTGAGTGGCTCTCCAGTACTACTTGCAACATATACTGCAACGCTTATCCAAGCACTTGCATTGCAGATGACAAGAACATCGGCTGTGAAAAATGTAACAACCAATACTGAGATGGCACTTGCAACAACATCACTTGCAACTGACTTTGCAAATACATCATTCGCATCAATCGCAGTGGATTGGACAACCGACAAGTACATCATCGGTGCAGTTCAAAATACCAATGCAGCAGACTCCTCATTAATCTCACTAATTTCAATGACAATTATATGATAGACATTACTCTTGAAGGTGGCTTCGTAACCTTCTATTCATCGGTGATAGGTGCAATCGCATCAAATGTGGAATCTGTTGAGGTGGTTGATGACAACTGCATTCACCTGGGCACTAACGTAGGAGTGTTTCTAATCAATGTAAATCAGTTCACATTTAACGGCATCAAGTTCACCAATTCAAGCAAGGCACTAACTTACATAACTAACAACTAACAACATGGCAGGAGTAAAAATTACATACTTAGGTACATTGACAACGGCTGTCAATGAAGACTTACTTTATATCGTGGATGTAAGCGATACATCGCAATCTCCACAAGGAACATCTAAGCAGATTGAGGTTGGTAATATGTTCAGAAGTGGTAGCTATTCGCCTACAACAAGCGGAGAGATAAACTTAACAGCATCAGCTGTTGCTGCAACATTTATCAAAGTTGGCAATATTGCAACAGTATCGATTCAATTAGATATTTCATTTGCGGCAGGTGAGAACTCAGGTCTCTTTGAATTATCACTTCCATTTCCATCAAACTTTACAACTGAAAAGCAATGTTTTGGATTGCTTCAATATTCTTATGCAGGAACGGAATCTGAACTTGTTGCAGTAACAATCGGAGGAAACACAACCAACAACACCTGTCAAGTTGGAATTGAAGTTGTCACTGATGAATTAGTGATGCAATACGTTACTTTACAATTTCAGTATGAAATCGTCTAAGAACGGCATCCGTCTCATTCAGGAGTTTGAAGGCTTGCGCCTCACCTCCTACCTATGCAGCGCAGGAGTGCCTACCATTGGCTACGGTGCAACCTACTACCATGATGGCAGCAAGGTAAGGCTTGGGCAGACCATCACCAGAGATCAAGCTAATCAGCTGCTTGTTGACCATCTTAAGGAGTTTGAAGGTAGCGTACTCGGATTGCTAAACGGCACTAAGGTTAACCAGAATCAGTTCGATGCCCTTGTAAGTTTTTGCTACAACCTCGGTGCGGCAAACCTTGCCAAGTCGCAGCTATTAAGATTCGTAAAAGCAAATCCAAACGATCCAAAAATTGCAGCCGAGTTTCATAAGTGGAACAGAGCAGGCGGTGAGGTTGTGACTGGACTTGTAAGAAGGCGCAAGAAAGAGGCGCAACTATATTTCACTCCAGTCGTTTCATAAATATTATGGCGGCAAGGAGAGTCAGCAAACCAAGGCAAATGCTTGACATAATAGTTAAGTATTGGAGGCCAACTATTGGCAGTTTGGTGATTCTCAGCTCTGTGTTCGCGCTTATCTTTAAGCAGATAACAACAGAGACACTTGCAGCTATAGTGGCAGCAATGGTGGCCGCAGGATATATACCAAAAAGCAGTGACAATGGATGACGGAATAGACTCAGTACAAGTGATCACAACCCTGGATGCAGGTTGCGTGGTTGGTATTGGCTGCAAAGTCCATACGCATCACCATCGAATTGAGATTAAGCCCCAAGTTGTTTATCAATCAATGGAGAAATTCACTATCTTTGGGCGCAACTATTGCACTAATCAGTGGGGGCAGACTTTCGAGTTGCCTGCCGATGATTCAATGCCAGAGCCACAGCCGATGCAACAAACCTACGCAAGCGATACCATCACACCAACGCAATCTGCATTCTTGATTGCGCCAAAGCCTGAAGCGAAGATCATCATCAAGCCGCGCACTGAGTTCACCGAATACAAGCCGACAATGGATGCTCCAGTGATGGGCATGCTGTTGACTTTCACAATTTACATCACAGCACATTGGGCATGGAGCTCGATGTCTGCATGGTCAAACCTTTGTAGCGAACTCAAGCAATGTCTTCGCTATTCATCCTAGAGCATTCGATTGATTTATTTTATGTGGTCACTGATCAAGACGGGAAAATTGTGTCCAACAATGAGCTGTTCAAGAACTATGTTAGCCACATAAAGCCAAAAAAAATCACAGACATCATAAGCATTGAAGGTGATAAGGATGATTTCATTGAAGCCATTGAACGAGCTCGCAAACAATCTCCAGAGCCTTCAAGAGTCTATGCTCGCACAAGACAGAAGAACACAAGCGACAGATATAATGTTTGGAATTGCTTTGCGATTGCTGACACTCTACACTTTGTCGGCATCCAGATGGTTGATGTGACAAGCATAAGCTCGCATGATTACGAAAGGCAGCGCATACTCCTTGAGGAGTTTCGCTTTATGCTTAGCCATGAATTAAGGCAGCCATTAACCAACATCACTGGACTTATTCAGATGCTGATGCAACACCAAGAAGCAAGCGAGGTAGATAAGAAGGATGTGCTAAGCATGATAAACACTTCAGTCAACAAGCTTGATGATGCAATCAAGATACTCATCAAGAAAGCAGCACGCGAGTTATGACGGATCAGCAAGCGGACGAGAGACTGGTTAAGGTTGCCGCTTGGTATGTGATTGAGCGAGGTATGCCGGTATGCGTTGCATTGCAAATATTGCAAGCGGAGCTCAAGGATAAAAGATTATTTTGGGAATCATCTAAACAACTTATAAAACTGATTCAAGATGGCATCTGTACGTACTGAAACTATTTATTTGGCCGTACTAATTGTACTGCTTTTTTTGTTACTTAAGTCTTGCTCTGATAATGTGCAATCGGATTATCGTCTTAAACACACGATATATGAGGACAGCGTACTAATCGCCTCGCAAAAGAAGATAATCGCACAGGCGGGATCTGATGCAGCTAAAAAAGCACAGCAGATTGCAGAGCTCGAAGTCAAAGTAAAGAATGCAAGTGAGGTGGTGAAGATTGAGACCAGGACTGTAATAAAAACGCAGATCAAGCTTGGCGATACGGTGATGATTGACAAGAAGCCATACATTCAACTTCCAAAGCCATTCCTTAAGCAGACCGAGTGGTACACAATCGGCGGCATGATTAACCGACTCGGATGGTTGCAGATTGATAGCTTAGTGATTCCTGCAAAGTTTACCTATGCAGTAGGTGACACCATGCGCACTGGGTTTTTAAATCGACTGCTTAAGAAGAGCGACACAGTTGTGCGCATGAGAGTCGACAATCCGAATGTGGCCATCACTGGAATGGATAATATATACATCAAGGAAGATAAAAAGTGGCATCAGACAACAGCCTTTAAGGTGGGAGTTGGGATGATTATTGGAGTGGCTGTTGGAGTGACTGCAAAATAATAGCAAATTTATCTTGTTAAATATTAAGCACTTGCAATGCGAGGTAAAAATATTTTGCATTTATTTTAATATATGTCTTGCACATTCAAAATAAAGCTGTACATTTGTCAAACAATCATTCACTCATAAATCATTTACTCTTTTACTCATGCATTCAGAAAAGCAAAAAAATATAGTACGACATGTAGATCATGCCATTTGGTATTGGGAAGAAAAATTAAAAGGTACTAAATTTTGGTGGGATGAAAATGAGTATAGCGAAGAGTGGATTATTTCACAAATTAAATACTTCAAAGAATTCAAATCAATTTAATCATTCACTAATTCAATCATTCACTATGAACACATTTTTCAAATCACACGACAGCACGCAGTATTTTAACTACGATCATCTTAGCGGCATTATGCTAACAATCGTGCAAGACGGTTGCCATCAAGGGCTCTTTCAGAGATGCGATAAGAACTCACTTGTACTTGTTCGCCAGTACTCCAAAGAAATGCAACAAGGGCTACATGAATCAGTTCGCACTTATCATCCATCAGATGTTAACGAGTTCTTCAGAATGTATCAAAAGACGCTGCACAATACACAAGTATCATTTAATCAATTAATAAATCAATTCTAATTCAAACTATGGCATTAAAAGCCCCATCAGGGAATAACACCTCCCGCCAAATCGCACCGGAAGGAGCATTTGTGGCAAGATGTTACCAAATCGTTGACCTTGGAACAACGATGCAAACTGGTCAGTTTCCAGGTAAAAAACGCAAAGTGCAGTTTATCTTTGAACTGCCTACTGAAACTCACGCATTCGAGGAAGGCGGAGAAGAGAAGCCGTTCTATGCTCGCAGCATTTACAACCTATCAATGAATGAGAAGGCAGTGCTTCGCAGAGACATCGAATCTTGGGCAGGTAAAAAGATGAGCAATGATATCGCTTCCGACTTCGACATCTTCACGCTAATTGGAAAGCCTTGCATGGTCAACTTGACTCACGTAACTAAAGGTGATATGACCTATGCCAACATCATTGGAATCTCTCCAGTGCCTAAAGGATTAGTTTGTCCTCCCGCTTTTAACACGCCGCTTTGCTACAACACTGAGGAGCATGATGATGCTGTATTTAATCAGCTGCCTGAATTTATTCAAGATAAGATTAAGATGTCTGACGAGTGGATTGCAAGAGTGAGTAAGCCATTGACTCGAGTAGTAGTGGCTTCGATGGAATCAGCTAAATTTGAGGTTGAATCAGAAGATGATGGATTCCCTTTCTAAAATAACAAAGGGCGGTAATCAGCCGCCCTTCATTAAAAACAACGAAATTCAATACACTATGAACGCAGCTAATATAGAGAACATTTCGGAGTTCTACAAGGCACTGAACTCAAATGAAGTGCTCAAAGCGCAGAGCATGATTCAAAATGCGCCAAAGGATATCGAGGATAAGCTCTCATACGACATGAGTGCTGAGTCCATCAAAGCAGCTAACGATGCTATCAAGCACATCGAAAGCAATCGCAAGATGGTAACGCTTCCGCTCGATGCTTACAAGAAGTCAATCATGGATGTCGAGCGTGATGCAGTTGCTCCGCTTAAGGAGTACATCGAGATCCGCAAAGCTATGATGGTAGGCTACTCCAACGAGCTCGCAAGAAAGAAGGCAGAAGCAGATGCAGTGATTGCACAGCAAGTAACCGATGCGCTTAAGTCAGCAAGCAACAGCGATGTGAGTGATATCTTCGCGAACTTCACCGATGCAACAACAACTACTACACTTGAGATGGATCACACCAAGAACATACGCATCACCAAAAAAGCGGAGATAGTTGGCGAGGTTGATTGGATGACACTGCTCTGGACACTTATGCAAGCAGAGATGTTTGATGTAGCCGACTTACTCCGCAAGCTTCCAAAAGCAATGGAGATCACCAAAATGGAGAACATAAAAGGCATTGAAATAATCGAAGTTAAAACACAAGCAATCCGATGAATCCACTTGACAACATAGGCGCAGAGTTCGCCAACTTCAACCGCTTCTTAGACACTATCATCGACCCTCGCGAAGCAGACAACGACACGCTTCAGGCCAAGGTCAAAGAAGCAATCATCCAAGCCTATTCAAATGGCTACCATGATGGACAAGAGGCAATGTATAAAAGGCTGCCAAAGCCATCGCCTAACGGAGGGGAGCAAGGAGGCCTCGATTATTATGAGTCTTTATAAAAGCAACCAGATTCAAATAAATAAACTTTACACTGAAAATTGTCTTAATACTTTAAAACGTATGCCTGATAAGTTTGTAGACTTAGTTGTTACTTCACCACCTTACAATATGCGGACAAGGATAAGAAATGGTGAATATACTACAAGAGAAAAAAGCGAACATTTTAGTAAAAAGTATAAGCATTTTAGCGATGATTTACCCATTGATGAATTTTATTTATTTCACACTAAAGTTCTAAATGAATTATTAAGAGTATCAAAAATCATTTGCTATAATTTTCAAATTGTAACTGGAAGCAAAGAGGCATTTTTTAAAATAATTGGGGATTTTAATAAAGAC